AAAGATGTATACAACGGGTGGAAGGGAAGAGATCCTTACCCGCCCGAAAAAATCTCGACAAGGACAAGGCAAACATACCAAATATGCCGCTTCCTCTCGTAATGGTAAACCCAAAAGAAGTCGAGGACAAGGAAAATAAATAAAAGGGACTCGAAAGAGTCCTTTTTTTATTGCATTAATACAAATGACCGATTTTTTAGACAATCTTGGTAATCAACAACACCAAAAAATGTTGCGTGAGATAGCAAATGATAACCAAACTCCTAAAAAAAGGGATCTAAAGGTGGAAAATGACCTATATGAACCTGATGGATTGGATTATGAGATGGATTTGCATAATCTTACAGAATTTTAGTCAGAAACCCCTATAAATAAAGTTATATTTACTACGTATATAATAAAATAGATGCCTTTAGAGCGAATTAGTCAAGGTTTTAAAGACCTTAGTATGTCATTTCAGGCAAATCCCCTGAATGCAGACCTCATTGGTCTTAAGAATGAGAATGCAATCGCTCGTTCAGTGAGAAATATTGTCATGACTATACCTGGGGAGAAACCATTTAACGAAAACTTCGGTTCAAAGATAAGTGGACTCCTATTTGAGAACGTAGATAACATAACTGCTGCTGTAATTGCAGATGAAATAGAAGAGTCTATAAAAAATTATGAACCTAGAGTGTCTTTAAAGAATGTAGAGGTATTTCCTGACTTTGATAACAACTCTTTTGATGCTGTTGTGACTTATAACATCATAGGGGCAGACACACCACCACAGGAATTACAGTTCGCCTTGTTACCAACGAGATAAAATGCCATTAGTTAATTTTTCTAATCTGGATTTTGCCCAGATTAAGACAACGCTTAAGGAATATCTTAAAGCAAACTCCAATTTTACAGATTATGACTTCGAGGGATCTAACCTGTCCTCGATTATTGACGTATTGGCATATAATACCTACATAACCTCTTATAATGCTAACATGATAACCAATGAGGTTTTCATCGATAGTGCTACTTTAAGGGAAAATGTAGTCTCATTGGCAAGAAACATAGGATATGTACCACGTTCAAGGAAAGCAGCAACTTCATCAATCAGTTTTTTCGTAGATTGTTCAGGTGTAATACCAACTCCTGCTACTTTAACCCTTAAAAAAGGTCCAATTGCATCAAGTGAGGGTGCTTTTGGTGGTCAATCGTTTATTTTTTCAATTTTAGAAGATATTACAGTCCCAGTTAATGATGGAATTGCATATTTTGACGATATTATCATTTCTGAAGGAACATTATTGACTTCAAACTTCACTTATTCTGGAAGAAACCCAAATCAGAAGTTTATTTTACCAAATAGTGGAATTGATACTGCATTATTATCTGTAACAGTAAAAGGAAACCAACAATCCACAACTTTTACAAAATATACGACTCAAGATAGTCTTTTAGATGTAAAATCTGACTCAAAAGTTTATTTTCTACAAGAAATTGAAAATGAAAGGTATGAAATCTTCTTTGGAGATGGAATTTTTGGTAAAAAACTAGAAGAAGGCAATTTTATTACTATAAATTACATCACTTGTAATGGAGATAGTGCAAATGGCGTAAATCAGTTCCAATTTTCTGGAAAATTAACTTATACACGTAATTCTCAAGAGTATACAGTTACAACTGGTATATCTTTGCTTACAACAGGGGTAACTGCTCAAGGTGGAGAGGTAATTGAGAGTGTAGACTCGGTTAAAAAGTTTGCACCACGAATTTATGCATCTCAAAACCGTGCTTTAACAGCAAATGA